CGATGGTAGGCGCTTTAAGATATCCGAGAGATAATCGTCAAACGCCCACTTGAGGGCTAAGGGAGGAACTTCCCACGCACCTTCAGCTACAACTTTGAGAGCTTTGTTGTGGTGGCGCCAAGGCTCCTTCATATCCGGTGCCTTCCATCTATTGCGACGACCAGAAATCATCGCGAAGGAATCACTCAACATACTCTTGCGAACACGAGAGCGGTAGCGAACCAGATTAGGGTTATTACCCAGAACCTTGATACCATGATACTCGGCTAATTCTTCGAAAAGTTTGGTCTTAGGATGTGGACCTTCCGAATGAATAAATTTGTAACCGAGCCGGGTTGCGGGGAATTCACAATGTTCGGGTTGTGAAATGAAATCAGGATCGTTGCGAATACGATCGATGTATTTATCAACATCTTCCCGCAATATCTCTTGAGCATTTCCTAATTTCTTGCCCACGAGGTTTTTGTCGCCAGAAATGTGAAATCCAAGAATTACACCTTTGCGTACAATGGGAGTGCCACAGCTTCCGGTCTTAGTAAGATCAGATCTGTAACGCACACCCCTGCCGCAGGAAAATCCTGCACAATCTATCTTTTGCATATACTGTGCGTTGGTTTTCTCATTAGTGCCATCAGCGTGGAGAATTGTTGCTGAATGGCAATCTGCCCCAGTGTTAACAGGTAAAAGATCCATGATGGATTTCACCTTTGGGGATCTAGGAACTTTGAGAATAACCATATCCTTTCCTGGCATTTGAGAGAGAGACTCCTGGTAAATTTTGCATTTAGTACCGTAATCACCAGTTTGTATCTTAATTTTCATCTCTTCTACAACCTCCATGTTGTACGGATCCTTGCGGAAGAAATGATGAGGCATCATAAGTAGACCTGTTTTAATCCAGATGCCTTGAATGAATCTATCCTCTCCATTGTACTGTGCCTTGATAGTGCACATGTTTTTTCGACATTTTGTGATGGTGTCGTCTTCTGTGACCCCGTTGTCAACTGAACCCTTGGGTGTAGATCTCTTGAAAACTCCAAAGAAGTCATTCCATTCTGGCCCACGACCTAGTCCAGTTCGTGAAACAAGACCGCCTTCAGGTCTTTGTTGACGCAAAATATTCCATGCTGTCAACCCAGAAATAATAACTCCTAGAATACCGATTGCTGTAGGAACGAGAGAGTTATACTCTTGAGGACTGCGACGAATCTTGTCATACAAGTTCTTCTGCAAATCCTTATCGGCATTGGCTCGTTTCTGCAATTCAGCATACCTTTTCTGGAATCCAAGTGCTCTACGAGTCCACATGTATGCGAAGCTGAGTATGAAATACTGAACCGACATAATCAAAGGGAAATGCCACCATTGTGCCATCTTCTTGACAAGTATGTAAGTGACCATCTCCTCTTGATAGTGCCAGAAATAAAACAGCTTACCGAGAAGACGCTGAAAGTAATACAAATTGACATAATACTGTTGCCATTCCAAATGGTCAAGAGTGTAAATG